CCCAAGACGCACGACCTCAGACACGCTAACGCAACACTTCTTCTAAAGAAGGGCGTAGATGTCCATGAAGTCAAAGAGCGTTTAGGTCATCAGTCAATCACAACGACCGAAAGGTACTTACACCGAGTACGTCACCAGCAGTCAAAGGCAGCCGAGGTTGTTAATGACTATTTGGAGTGATTATGAAACTAACAACACGCGGGAAGGTTGTGCTAACCAGCCTATTAACAAGCCCAATTCTAGCAATAGCACTAGGAGTAGGAATAGCCGAACCAGCAATAGCCCCCGAAAAAGCAAACGCATTAGTTCTACAGAAGTTCGAAGGGGCAAAATCCTTAACGGATAAAGACCTAGTAGTTCTTCTTAAAGCAGTCGGGTTCAAAGGCAAAGCCTTACCTGAAGCATGGGCTATAGCGAAGAAAGAGTCACAAGGTCGCCCTCTTGATTTCAATGGCAACCGAAGGACAGGAGATAAGTCCTATGGACTATTCCAAATCAACATGATTGGAAACCTAGGAACTACTCGTAGAGCCTTGTATCACCTAACAAGCAACAAACAGTTGCTTAATCCTGTAGTTAATGCCACAGTTGCTTACGAGATGAGCAGTTATGGTAAGAACTGGAAGCCTTGGAAAGGAACTCATACAGCAGTTGTACAACAATGGCTAAAGAAGTATCCTTACAAGTCAAAGCAATACAAAAAGGAGAAGAAGATAGTGGGAGCACACAAGAACCAAATGAAAATCAAAGCCGCATTAGAAGCAAGAATTGCGGGTATGCCGAAAGGTTCAGGCTTTAAGAAGCCAGGTTCGATGAACCGAAAGAAGACTGGATTCGTAAAAATCGCACCACTTAATAAGTAAAAGCAATAGCAAAAGCCTCATTAGCCAAGTGCTAGTGGGGCTTTTTTTGTACCCTTATACCTATGACATTACCTGCATCAGGACACGCTGGAGACCGTTCTTTCGAACGTAACGTTTCTTATCCTCTTGCGCTTCATACTATTAAAAATGGAGTTATTACAAAGCAACCAAATGGCAATCTTCTCCATGAAGCACGTGACCCTGACAACGTAGACCACGTTATAAAAGTAGTTACAACTCCTGAACCAAAGGGCATCGTTACTGTTATTAGAGATACTTCTCGACCATTTAATAGGAACTTATCAAAGCAACAAGCCCAAGTAGAAGCCAATGCAAAAGCATCTAAAGATAGGTCAAAAGCCAATCAGAAGGCGCAACTAGAAAAGAAGCGCCTTCGTTCTGCTGCAGCACGCAGTAACTAATTACTGATTATCTTTAATTAACTTCACTTCACAAGCATCTGTAGTGCAATAAGCCTCACCAACAGCATCAGCAGCCATACCAGCATAAACTCCCTTGAAGTCAATAGGAAACAACTTCATTGTGTAGTCCTCATACTCTTGCTCAGTAATCTGGGTGTATGGCATTTGAGGATACACTGTATTTCCCATAGGCAAGAAACTAATGGTCTTTAACTGACCGTCATACATGTGCAGTACTGACCCAATAGATTCTGCTTCCTTCTCAGCATCGAAGGTAACTGTTACTGATACAGAGTTATCTGACCAGTATCTTTGTGCAGCAGAAGCAAGTGCTACCTTCTCATAGATAGAAACGTCTTTCTCTGCTCTCTTAGCATTGGTCTTTACAGGAAAGAAAACAACACTTGTGGTATCAGGAGATTCACTTGCTGGCTCCACTTGATATTGCGCCATTTTAAATAGTGGCAACATAGGGTCAGAGTTTGCAAAGCGAATAGCGCGAAGGAAGTGTCTTCCACCTGATGCCCAATGCACTCCTGGACTTTCACCAGCAAGGATAGAAACTGTTCCTGATGGCTTTACAGTTGTAGTTTTGATTGATTCACGAATACCAAGCCACTCTGAATAATTAATGTCGTAATGCTTAATAACTTTGTACCCTTCATCCATCCAAGTGCGAAGTTCAGACCAACCATTGTTATCAGCAAAGTTAGCAACACCTGAGATAGAAGTACCGATACGGCGGTTACGTTGCATAATCGCATTGGTCTCTTGCCAGTGTGTAGGTAACAAAGTAACAGTCTTTGCATAGAGGTAAGCAAACTTCAATGTTCTTTTGAAGTCTTCTAAATTGTCGTGGCGATTCAAATACGTTTCAACCAATGTACAGCACTCATAAGATTCAAGTGACTGTTCAGCACAAGGGTTGTATCCAGCAATGCGCCAATCCTTGTTATTCTCAGGGTCAGCCAATCGACCATATTTACGAGATACATCCATCCAAATAACTCCTGGCTCACCATTAAGACTGATGCCATTAATGATTGGAGATAGGTCTTGTCCTACGGATACTTCAACAGAGTTATTAGACATCCATCCATAAGCCATGCGGTCAGGGTTTACTTCATAGTTCTTTAGATTCAAGAAGTTTTCATCATCTAAACGACCCATGAGCAACTCTGCTGAACGGCGTACATTGCCTGATACAACACAAACACCAATTATGTTTCCAATGTCAGCAATATCACGACGAGTTAATTTCTGACCTGCACGACCACTAAACATGCTGGTGATGTGATTATGTAGTTTCTCTAGCGGTTCGTGTCCTGCCGCAGTACCTCCAAAGGTTTTAATTGGAGTACCTGCTGGACGGATTTGCGAATAGTCAAAGACTGGCTTCTTCGTATCTGGCTTAAGGTAGGAATTGATGAGGGAGGCTGTTGATTCAACCCAACCTTCACGAGTGTCTGGGATGACATAGGTGTCACCTTCTTGTGGTTCATAAATATTAAAGTCCTTATCTGCTCCTTTATCATCAAAGCCAACACCCACTCCAAGCATTGATGCTTCCATAAGAAAGGCAAATGGCTTGGCTGGGTCTGTCTTGACCATGGAGCCTGTTGAAACAAATGCGCAGTTCTGCAACGCTGCAGAGTTACGTTGTTCATTAACGAGTGGTGTACCCATAACCCATAGACCACGTCCAGGTGGTGTCCATTTCAAATTAAAGAGACGGTCATAGGCTTCTTTTGCTGAGGCTGCTGCCTTGGCATCTGACCAAGGAAGGCGATTAAGTTTGGCGTGGTCTTTCTGTAGTGAGTACATGCCATTGATGACTCGCTCACATACCTCTGCCCAAGTTTCCTTCGTACCATCTTCCTTTAACCGAGAATAGGTACGCAAAAAGGTAATCTCTCCTACAGAGTTTCCAGCCGCATCTTGGTAACCAAATGGGGCTTTCTTTTCCTTGTAACTATCAGTGAACTCTGTTGCTAATTCAAAGGAGAACAATCCCATTTATGACCACCATTTCTATTAAAAGTAAAATACCCCATAATGGGGTGTGAGTATTATGCAGTGCCCGAACCTATCATGCACTTGTTAACAGTGATACCACTCCAGGGGCCCAGAAGGGGTAACATAGGTTTCAACCCTAAAGAAGGACTGTTATCAGATAACTAATCTTCTATAGAAGATTGAATAATTTTAGTAACTGATTCTTCTTTGAGAGTTTCTGGAAGGTCTTTAAGTGCTTGGGCGCGGTCTCCAAAGATGGCAGATAGGACACCACCAGAGGATTGACGCTGTGCTGTAATCTGAATAAACTCTTTATCAGAGTTCATGTCATTAATTTCTTTAACCATCTTTATTAGTCTGTCAACTTCTTGAGAAACGTTGGGGTCTGCGTATCCGCCGTTCATTTCTTCAGCAAAACGCATAAAAGCAACTCTTTGACCCTGCATTTCAATCATTGCAACCATCAAAGCCTTAAGTTGTTCTTTAGTCTTTACTTCAACTGGCAAGTTAAAGGCGCAAGTATTCTGCGGTTTAAAGGCTGGACAATTGGCTGCAACAAAGCAAGTATCGCATTGGCGTAAAGAACTTTGCTGGCTGTGGACAACTGGAACATCCTTTAGAACATCCCGCCCGTTCTCATCAGTATCGACAATTGTCTTCATCTTGTAACCGAAGACAGGGAGATTTTGAACCTCATCTGGGTCTCTTTGTACTATCTCAGGGGCAGATTTTTTCCGTGTCTCGACCTCACTGTTATCAGACGTGGCGAACTCAAATCCTCCGAGACCCGTCATCAATTCATCGCTGTTATCAGATAACTTCTTTTCTTTGCCACCCTCAATAATGTGAAAGTTAGGGCTTTTTTTATCCATGGATAACTCCAATTGCTTATATGACCAGATGGCTACTCTAGTCGCTTCGAGGGTACTATCTTGCACAAAGTCAGAATAGTTCAGTCCAGCCTTCTCTACGATGGACTTGTAACGAGGTCTTGCTTGGGTCTTCATCTTTTTGGGGTAACGAGAAATCCTCTGCCCATCCCAAACGATTGTTTCTCCTCTTCTCATGGGAGACAGCCATGACAATGTGCTTGCTGTTGCAAATGGTACCTGTCTCAGGTTGTCTGGCTTGGCACATCCAAGGGCATGAAACCTAGTCCCATACTCCCTTTCATATACCCTTGTAACGGCTGCTAGGCTTGTTACAGCCTCTATCTCACCATTGGGTATAGCGACGTTCTGGTAAGCCTCTGAAAGAGTTTTGAGGTAGGGCATACGGTATTCCTCATGCCAGACTACCCAGAGTTTAGGGTCGTTACTAAAAAAGGGGCGCTGATTTTCTACCCACTCCAGCCCTAAAACCTGAGAATCAAACTCTATAAATGCTGCGGCTCGGTCAGCGTTATCAACCAGAAACTCTTGATAATCGGCTGCTAAAGAAATTAACTCTTCTTTAGACAAGCCATCTCGTTCTGCCTGCTGTACTCCAGACTCAATGATGACCTGGGTATCTTCAGTAAAGTGTTCTGAAATAAGCCAAGTTTTTGTCTTGGGCAAACCTCTTTTCTTTAACGCATAAAAGTTGAGTCCCATCGTATCAACTTTCATACCTTCTAAAAGAGTACGGTTACTTCCAACTTCTGCTCCTGAGAATATGAGCCTAGTCACTCCACTCGCCTATCTCTGGAGTATTTTTGGTGTACTCACGGGTTTTGGCAATATTGACTCGGTTAATAGCCTCTTCAATGTCGCTCCATTTGCGAACCTTACTTGGAGCATCTGGGCGGTTCTCTATCTTTGCGTGAAGAGGATTGCTAAATAAAAGAACAGGTACCTGTTGCTCTTCAAATACCCATGCACACATGGATGGGTCAGCATCAACGTACATTTCAATTGGGGCACGAGAACGAGAGGTAACAAACTGACGCTTCTTTAAATCTTCGCCTTCTAAATGAAAGGAGATATCTACTAAATCGTCATACCCTACAATGCCGTGAGAAGCCAACCAGTGTTCAGCATCAGCCTTATTACGGCTAGTCATAAGGGCTACTCTGTGACCGTTATTAAGTGCATAGTAGAGAACGACTCCTGCTCGGATTGGTTCTCCTTGTTCCGAACTTAGTACGCCGTCTAGTGATAGAAGTATGTTGATAGTTTATCCTTTTGCTCGGTATGTAGCCGCTCTCCTAATTAGGGTCTGAGTATCTGGCAGTTCAACGCCATAGGTCTCATCTGCTTCTTGTGCTTTGTATGCTGACCAGAACTCAGACATCTTTCGCAAGGTTGGGACAGTTCCATACTTTTTCCCTGCTTGCCAACGGTAGTTATAGTAGTCGCTATAGCCCTTACCACCTTGGCTAAATGCGTACCTACGTGTGTGGTGAATATCATCAAATAAGGCTGATGCTTGCATCAAGGCAGATTGCAATTTGAATTCTGCGTTACGACGTGCGGCATCGTTAGTGGAGTGTTGGAATTTAGTAAGTGCATCCGTGTAACGAGTAACAATGTCATCTGCCATCTTAAAATCACGCTTTGCCAACTCTTCCCAAACAGGGTTGTGAGGTGCACCTTCTTTAGCAGGAAACACTGTCCACTCATTGTGAGTTAAATCATATGCAGCATATGGGTTGATAGTACGGATGTCTGTTGCACCTGGATTGACATAAAAGGTAACTTCATATCCGTTCCAGTCTTCTGTTTCTGGCTGTAGGTACTCACGAAAATCTTCATTTAGCATTTTGCTAATCTCAACATCCGATAACCCAGCATATTCTGGATGTGCTTTTCTAAATTGAATATAGTTAACACCGATAAGGACATCTAAGTCACCTGGTTGACGTGCTGCTGACCATTGGTATGAGACTCCTGAACCAGCAATCCATACGTGGCACCACAAATCAGGGTGGCGATAAACTTCGTTTAGAAAACCAAAAAGAAGATGTAGCAATCCATTACGCACCCAACCTTTAAGGGTTGTTCCTTCAAATAGGCTTGGGTCTAACTCTTGTTCAGGGGCAGAAAAATAGGAAGTAGGGGAACCCTGTAGCGCAATCGGCTGAGCCGTGCTTCCTAATGACCTAAACATAGTATTAGTTTAGAGGGATTTACGATTGTAGGGGGTCTATGCCTCTATCTCGTAGTGCATTTATTAAACCTTCTCTAAGTTCTTTGCCTTCATCTTTAGGGGCTAATTGAGCCGCTACAGCACGGGCTACTCGGTCAGCCAACAATTGATTCTCAATGTCAGCAATTAGTTCTTTGCTGGTTACATAAACGTCATAGCGGTTTGCAGTTCGCTCAATATCTTCCGCTGCTGGAATAAAATGCGTAGTAATGGTACCGTCTTTATGGACACCAATACTGTAGGCAAATAAAACGTCTTTAGAGTCACTCATGCTAAACCTAGTAACTTTTGTTTACGTTGTGCTACGCCAATTGCTACAGGGCAAAAATCACATAGGTAGGTCTTTGGACCTGCCTCATCTTGATAACGTCCCAATCCTTCGGCTTTACGCTCTTTAACAGTTTTAGGAACAAGCATTTTTTCTTTGCTATGCCAATCAGCACATCCATCTTTAGGTTTATTATGGCGCCCATAACACTCCATGGCACCTTCCATAAAGGTGGAACGAGAGTCATAGAAACTATCATCAATTTCTGCAAGGCCCTTAGAGCCTCCGCCTTTAATCTGGCGAATAATTTCTTTTTTAGATTCAGTTTTTGCCCATGCTTTTAATGGCAAAACAAATAACTTACCCTTGTGTGGCTCACCTGAAGGGAAGACATGTGGTTCACATGCAATAGTAAGTAGATGGTCTAACTCTGGGTCACCATCGTATGGTGGTAATTCTTCTAATGTTTGGCAGACAAAACAGAACAACAATCTAAACATAGGTTCATTGGCTGCTGGCTTTTTTTCGCCTAAAATAGGTACGTTACTCATTGTGCTCCTTGTAGTAGTCCGATTATCTTAACAGATTATGAGTTCCACAAATTCGATTCAGTAGTATCAGCCTTTGCCTTGCGCTTTGCTGCACGGCGTTCCATTGTCTTTTCACGCTCACTCTTTACGCCAATTGCACGGCGAGTTACTGCCTGCTTCTGCGCTGTAGTTGCGCTGTGGTAAACATCTGGGTAGTGCCATCCACCTTCATGGTGAACTGCTAACGGCGTATCTGAACGTGGGTCATTAACTGTGTAGTCAGGATTTTTTAATCCCTTAAGTTGTTCTGCAAACTGTGTTCCATGTAACCACCCATGAGAACGAGGTCCTCCCTCGTGTCCTTCAAAGTTATTACCTTTAAACGGTTCACGTGCTGCAATAAGTGGACCAGCATTACGATTAGAGACTCTTTTAGCCATGATTACTTACCCATTACTTTCTTATGGTTTTTACGAGCACATTTACCACATACTGTTCCAGTAAGATGACCTAGCGGGTCTTCGTGACCACATGTTGCCATCATTTTATTTCCTGAAGCATATGTATTTGGATTAGCAACTACATATTTGTCATCGTTATTTGCCACAATTACTTACCTGGGTTAACCTTGTTTGGATATTCAGAAGTAATAAAACCATAACCCCAAAATGGGTTAAGTGATTGACGATTAGCCATGGTCTCTTCATTTCCTTGACCAGGAATAACTTCTGTATTTGGGCGTACCTTACGATACTTGCCGTCTGTTGCGCCCTCGGCTAACGATGCGTTCATTGAACGGGATGAGTTA